TGCACGAAATAAAATGTTTCACGTGGAACACAACACCAAGAGTTAAGAAAAGTTAAAACGAAAATAATTTGTGCGCTTATGCTTGTATGTTAGAAAAAAGTTGTATCTTTGCAACGTGTTACTTAAACATTTGAAATTATGAAAGAGTTGATACAGCATTTCAGAGAGCAACCGAAACAAGCGATTAAAGAAGTCGCAATGTGTGTAATGATTTTTGCCGTTTGTGGGGCAATGTTGTTTTTATCTGCAATCTTGCAGGGTTGCACCGTTTCAAAGGGTACAACGGTACGTGGCAAGGCAACGATAATCACAACCGATACAACGGTAGTCAAACACAACGGCACGTTGAAATTTAAGAAGTCTATGTTTAACAATTAAAAGTTTACTACAATGAACGAAGAAAAAAGAAACGCATTTGACGAGTTTAGTTTTGCCGCTTTGTCGGCTTTGGGTAGCCTTATGGCGTGTAACGAAGTTTGCCGCAACCAACGTGCGGTTATGAAAATAAACCGCTTTCGCGCGTGGCTTATGGACTTGAAGCCGCAAGCCAACCCCGAACCAAATTTGCCGTTTGACGACGAACCGCAAGGACAGACAGCCGAATAACAAATAACAAGAAGTTTAACAATTAAAAGATTACTACAATGAAAAGTTTTGCAAGTAAATTTAACAAGACAACTTTCGGTATTGACACAACCGATTTTCAGTACACCAAGTTAGCCGATATTTTCAACTCCGAAAGCGAGGGCGGCAAAGATGTGATACACAAAATCAACGGGCTTTATGTCCACAAATCACAATTAGGCGACAGCCCCGTAATTATTGATGAGGAAAACAAACGGTTGGTAAACTTACCAAGCCACACCGCCGAAACAGTACGTGAAATACTTGCCGATGATGAGGCGGTACAAACTATCAAAGACGGCAAAGTAGGGTACACGATTTACGAGTACGAGAGCCACGGCAAGAAGTGTTACTCTATTTCGTTTGTGGACTTGTAAGACTTTGGAAAGTTATGTTTAACTTTGTAGGGGTGTAAGCGATTGCACCCCTATTTAATATAATACCGTTATGGCAAAGTTAGGTTTTAAGATTAAATTTACAAAGTCTGTATTTGGAGCAACCCAACGGGCGAAAATCAAAAAAGAGATTTTGCAAGCCGTTGAAAGCAGCCCCGAATATAGAAAAGAGATTGCGAGGGTTTTCCAAATGGCAAACCGCCGTATTCAGAACATAGAGCAAAGCGGACAACTTTCGCCAGCCGTGCAAGCGTTAAACAAAGGCGATGTAAAAGGGTTTACCAAATTTTCAATGAAAGGCGATTGGAACACCCTAAAAATTGAGTACGGCAAGGCGACTTCGTTTTTACGCCAGCCAACCAGTACGGCGCAAGGTGCAAGGCAGTACGGGCAACACCTGCAACGTATGTACGATTTAACGCCCGATGAGTACAACCTTATGGCGAGAAACCTGCAAGGCAAGTTAAACAGCGTTTCAGATAGTGACTTTGTGGAACGGTATTTGATGCTGTACAAGGATTTCACGGGCGAAATGGAGCAAAGCGCAAGCGATATAAGTACCCAAATAGAGAGTGAAGCGCAAAGCATATCACGGGCGATTGATGCAGAGATTGAAAGGCAGGCAAATGAGGTTGCGGACGCAATGGAGGATATGCAAAACGATATAGAGCGCATTTTGCGCAACTTTAATAAGTTTGGGTTATGAAAAAAATACCTTTTGAGTTACAAGAAAGAATAAACAGCCCGACCGAAATAAACGAAGTACTGAAAGCCGCCGTAAACGAAAAGAACATTATCGGAAACAGCAAAGGCGAAAGGTTTTACAATATACCGTGTGCCTTTGATATAGAAACAACAAGTTTTTACCGTGATACGGACGGACGGGCGTACACCTACGAGCAAATGCAACGTATGCAGGACGGGAACGGGCGCAAGGCGAAATTAGAGAAAGCCGCAATAATGTACGTTTGGCAGTTTGGCATAAATGGATATACGATAATGGGGCGAACGTGGGGCGAGTTTGTCACGATGATGCAGACCGTAAGCGAGGTTTTGCAGTTATCCGACAAATTGCGCCTTATTGTGTATGTGCATAACCTTTCATACGAATTTCAATTTTTGCGCAAGTGGTTTGAGTGGCAACGGGTTTTCAGTATTGATTTGCGCAAACCGATTTATGCGATAACAACGGGCAACATTGAGTTTAGATGTAGTTACTTGCTTTCGGGTTATTCCCTTGCAAAGTTGGGCGAGCAACTTATGAAATACAAGTGTGCGAAAGCCGTGGGCGATTTGGACTACCAGCAAATAAGACACGCCGAAACGCCGCTAACAGATGCGGAAATACATTACTGCATAAACGATATTAAAGTAGTGATGTGCTACATACAAGAACGTATCGAGGAAAGCAAGGGGATAACGCACATACCGATAACAAAGACGGGGTTTGTGCGCAAGTATTGCCGTGCGCACTGTTTGCGTGAAAAGAGCGATGCAGGAAAGACCGTGCCGAATTGGGATTACGTGAACTTGATGCAGGAACTACAAATTACGTGTATGAACGAATTTAATATGCTGCAACGTGCGTTTGCAGGCGGTTTTACACACGCAAACGCCGAATATACAGACGAAATAATGTATAACGTGGATAGTTACGACTTTACAAGCAGTTACCCGTATGTAATGATAGCGGAAAAATACCCGATGTCGCAAGGCGTTGCAATCACGGTTAAGAGCATGGCGCAATTTGAGTTTTTAATATCAAAGTATTGTTGCGTGTTCGATATTGAGTTTACCAACATATTTGCCAGCGAAACGCAAGACAACCCGATAAGCGCAAGCAAATGTTTTGTTAAGGAAAACCCGTGCGAGAATAACGGGCGTATTGTGGCGGCTGCAAAAATTGCACTGACGATTACGGACGTGGATTTTAATATAATCAAAAACTTTTATTCATGGCAAAGTATGCGTGTGGGTGAAATGTACTGTTACAAGAAAGACTATTTGCCGACACCGTTTGTAAAATCTATCCTGCATTTGTACGAAAGCAAGACGAAATTAAAAGGGGTTGAGGGCAAAGAAGTGGAATACCTTAACAGCAAGGAAATGTTAAACAGTTGTTACGGTATGAGTGTAACAAACCCGTTGCGTGATGAGTTTACATATAACGGCGAATGGGATATTAACTCAATGTCGCCCGAACAAAAGCAGGAACTATTATACAAGTACAACACCAGCAAAAACCGTTTCTTGTTTTACCCGTGGGGTATCTTTGTAACCGCATACGCACGGCGCAACCTTTTCACGGGCATACATGAAGCGAAAGGTGATTACATATACAGCGACACCGACAGCATTAAGATAATGAACGGCAAGGCGCATGAAGCGTATTTCAAGGCGTATAATATGCAGGTGCAAATGAAATTGCGTGCCGCCTGCAAATATCACGGTTTGCCGTTTTCGCTTTGCGAGCCGCAAACGATAAAAGGCATAACAAAGACTTTGGGCGTGTGGGATTTTGAAGGTACATATACGAGGTTTAAGACTTTGGGCGCAAAACGCTACATGGTGCAAGAACCGAACGCACTCAAAGCAGGCGGACGGGCATACGATTTCAGTTTAACCGTTTCGGGCGTAAACAAGAAAGCCGCAATACCGTATCTTATTGAAAAGTACGGCGAAAACGGGATATTCGATGCGTTTACCAATTATTTGGATATACCGCCGCAAGCAACGGGCAAAAACATACATACTTACATAGACTACGAGATAAGCGGCGAAATAACCGACTACAAAGGCAGCACGGCGCACTACAACGAACGCACGGGCGTACATTTAGAGCCAACTGGGTACAGCCTTTCCCTTTCGGTTATGTACATAAATTATTTGCGAGGTATTAAATTTAAGGACTAAAATAAATGATTATGACAGCAAGAAAGACAAAGACAGACAAGCCGAAATTTTACGACTTGAAAGCGATTTTAAGCAAGAACGCCGATTATAATGTTATATTTGGCGAACGGTCAAACGGCAAGACTTATGCAGCCTTAAAATATGGTTTGGAAAACTATATCAAGACGGGCAAGCAAATGGCATATATCCGCCGTTGGCGTGAGGATTTGAGGGGTAAACGTGCCGAAAGCCTGTTTGCAAACCACACCGCAAACGGGCTTATTGAGGAACTGACAGAGGGCAAATTTAATGAAGTGTTTTATATGTCGAACAAGTGGTTTTTGTCATACTACGATGCAGAGAAAAACAAGCGGACACCCGACACAACCCCGTTTTGTTACGGGTTTTGCCTTTCAGATCAGGAACACGAAAAAAGCAGTAGTTACCCGAATGTTACAACGATTGTGTTTGATGAGTTTTTGACACGGCGGTATTATTTGCCCGATGAGTTTATGTTGTTTATGAACCTTTTAAGCACGATAATACGCCAGCGCAACGATGTTAAGGTTTTCATGTTGGGGAACACTGTAAACAAGTTTTGCCCGTATTTTACCGAAATGGGGTTGAAGCAAGTGCCGTTTATGGAGCAAGGCACGATTGATATATACCGCTTTGGCGAGCATGGCGCAATAGTGGCTGTTGAGTATTGCAGCAGCACCGTACAACACAAAGCCAGCAACAAATACTTTTGTTTCGATAACCAGAACTTGCAGATGATTACGGGCGGTAAATGGGAACTTGCCGTTTATCCGCATTTGCCGTGCAAGTACAAGCCGCAAGACGTGTTGTTTGTGTACTATATCAAGTTTAACGATGTTGTTTTGCAGGGTAACATTATCCAAGTAGGCAACGAATGTTTTACGTACATACACGCCAAAACAACCCCGATAAAAGATGAGGAAAACAGCCTTATTTATTCGCTTGAAATGAACGGCAAACCGAACTACAAACGCAAGTTGTTAAGTACGGCAAGTTACGTTGAACAACAAGTCGCACGGTTTTTCGCAATAGACAAAGTTTTCTACCAAGATAACGAAATAGGCGAAATTGTGCGCAATTATTTAATTACGAGCGCAAAGACAAACATAGTTTCGTTGAAATGAAAATTACGGCGTATCGGTGCAAATTTCGTGCCGATGCGCCCGTAATATAAAATAAAAACACTACCTTTGCAATAGGAATTAAAAATTTTACGCTTATGGATGCAAATACTATTATTCAAATCATTTCAAGTTTGGGTTTTCCGATTGTGATGTGTGGCGCACTGTTTTGGTATATGGTGAAACAAAGGCAGGCGCACCAAGAAGAAACGGAACACCTAAAAGACACGATTGCGGAAAATACGAAAGTGTTAGCCGAACTTACAACACTGATTAAAGTTTTGACAGATGAGAAAGAAAGATAACATTTACAAGTTGTACCAGCAACAAATACGGGACAAAGACACCGCCGTAACCGAATTTATGGCAAACACGTTGGCGAAAACTCAAAGTATGTTCGAGTATGAGGGTTTGCCCGACAGCATACCGCAAAAGGAATTGGAGCGGCTTTTGCAGACCACGGGCAACGCCTTTGTTACCAGCGTGGACGGGGTTTTGTATGCGCTTTCGGGCGGCAAAGGCGGCGAACCCGATGTTTACGGACGGGCAACGCTTTACACCGTGGCGAACCCTGCATTAAAGTTAAACAAGACCTACGAGATACAGAAAGACGGGGTTTTGATTGAGAATGACAGCAACGGCGAAAGCCTTTTGCCGCTTATTGGGCGTTATGCCGTGTTGCATACTGACGGGCTTATTTCGTTGAACACCGCCAGCATTTTGACCCGTATCACGATGCTTATAAGTGCCAGCGATGACAAGACCAAACAGAGTGCCGAGGAATTTTTGCGCAAGATAGAAAACGGCGAGTTTTCAATTATCGGGGAAAACGCTTTTTTCAAGGGCGTAAATATGCAGACCGCACCGACCACAAACAGCGTGTATATTACGCAACTTATTGAATTGATACAATACTACAAGGCAAGTATGTACAATGAGTTGGGACTAAATGCAAACTACAACATGAAACGGGAACGCCTTAATTTGGGCGAGGTATCTATGAATGTGGACGTGCTTTTGCCGTATGTGGATAATATGCTAAAAGAAAGACAAAATGCAGTTGAAAAGATTAACGCAATGTTCGACACCGAAATTTCGGTTAAACTTGCTTCAAGTTGGGGTTTGGAAAGAGATAATTACAACGCTTTGGCGGCTGATTTGGAAACGGCAAAGGAAAACCCCGACCCGACAGAAGAACCCGAACCGACAGAGGAAACAACCGAAACAGACGGAAACGGAACGGAAACAGACGGGAACGATACCGAAACAGAGGAAACAGAAGAAACGAAAGAAACGGAAACGGAAACGGACGGTAACGATACCGAAACCGAGGAAACAGAGGAAACAGAGGAAACATACGAAAACAAAGAGGATAAGCAATGAAATACAGCGAACTATTTACAACGGGTAACGGCATATTCGCAACCGTTTTTAAGACCGAATATCCGACAGAGTACGCCGCAATTTTCGGCGATACCGCACCCGAAAAGTTAGACGCTTACGCCTTACTGATGTACGGCGGCAAGACCGTTGTAAACAGCATAACCAGCGACAACGCAAGCGATGTTGTTTCGGCGGTGATTGCGGTAAACGTGCAAGGTTGGGAACGGGAAGCGGCGGCGATGTTAGCCGATTACGATGTACTGACACCCGTAACGGGCGAAATTGAACGCACGGAAACCGTAACTTTGCAGGAAAGCACGGACAACACCGAAACGGGCGCAAACAAGGCTTTCAACGACACCGATTTTTCAGACAGCGACCGAAAGACCGCCAACGATGAGAGAAACCGCACAGAAAGCCGCAAAACGACCGAAACAAGCAAAGGAACGGGCGCAAGCAAATCAATTTCGGGCGAAATTGCAAAAGAATTGCAGTTAAGGCGTGATAATTGGAGAAAAAACATTATCTTTGCACTTGTAAGAGAATTAACAACGAGTATTTACGAATAACTAATTTAATTTTTAGCAATATGGATGTAAAACAGATTTACACGCTTATTAACAGCGTATCGGGTGAGGTTTTGGGGCGCACTGATATTGTTGCCGAAGACCTTACGGGAATTGTGGATTTAGGCACGGAAGTGTTTAACCAAAATGCAGTTGACAATTACGTTAAATCACTTGTAAACCATATCGGCAAAGTGATTTTCGTAAACCGACCTTATGCGGGCAAAGTGCCGTCCGTACTTATGGATGCGTGGGAGTTTGGCAGCGTGCTGGAAAAAATAAGTGCCGATGTTCCCGAAGCAGAAGAAAACGATACGTGGAACTTGACAGACGGACAGAGTTATGACCAAGATGTTTTCCACAAACCGACCGTTACCGCAAAGTTTTTCAACTCAAAGGTTACGTTTGAAGTGCCGGTATCAATCACAGAAAGGCAGGTTAAGGAAAGTTTTAGCAACGCCGCACAACTTAACGGCTTTATTTCGATGATTTATGCAGCGGTTGAAAAGAGCATGACAATTAAGGCAGACGCTTTAATCATGCGCACTATCAACAACATGATTGCGGAAACCGTGTTAGCTGATGCGCAAGCGTTTGGAGCAACGGCGGCAGGTGATATGGCAGGGGCAGACCTTGCAAGCGCAAGCACGGCACGTTGTGTAAACCTTTTGAAGTTGTACAATGACAAGTATTTCCCTGCAACACCAGCGCAAGGCGGTGGCGAACCGACCCCGAACCCTGACGCACTGACAGCGGCAAAGGCGATAACCGACCCCGACTTTATCCGCTTTGCGTCTTACGTAATGGGAACTTACGCCGACCGCCTGCAAAGCATTTCGACCGTGTTCAATGTTGGCGGCAAGGAAAGATTTACGCCGAAAGATATGTTACACGTTGTACTTTTGTCCGACTTTGCAAAGGCAGCGCAAACCTATCTTTATTCTGACACGTTCAACCGTGGCGATGTGCTTTTGCCGCAAGCCGAAACAGTACCTTTTTGGCAGGGCAGCGGCAAGAACTACGATTTCTCCAACACGGGGCATATCAATGTTAAGGAAAGCGGCGGCAAAGCCGTTGAAATTTCGGGCGTGTTGGGCGTGATGTTCGACCGTGATGCGTTGGGCGTTTGCAATCTTGACAGACGGGTAACGACCAACTACAACGCAAAGGCAGAGTTTTTCAACAACTATTACAAGTTTGACGCTGGATATTTCAACGATACAAACGAAAACTTTGTAGTATTCTTTATTGAGTGACTCAATAGGTATTAGATTGTTTAACTTTGGCGGTGTGGGTGCAGGTGAAAGCGCACCGCACCGCCTTTTTTCTTTCCGATATGACAACGATAAACTTTTATTCATACAACGGACACCCGAACACGGTAAACAAGCAGTTGGGCGAGTTTACGGCGATTGAGGGCGATTTGCGGCAAACTTTCGATGTGTTGCGTCCGACCGTAACACTACGAAAGCAACCCCGACCGACTTTCAATTACTGTTATATACCCGATTTGGGGCGTTATTATTTCGTGGATAGGGTAAGTTTTGAGGGAAACAACGCCTACGAACTTGTATTGCGTGTGGATGTACTTAAAACCTACGAAACGCAAATTTTGGCGGCAACGGGGCGCACCAGCGAAGCGGACAACCCGAACCCGTATATTTCCAACCGTGAAACGGTTTTCGACCGCCAGCCGAATTTTGAGAAAGTGCCGTTTGCAAATACGGGCTTACTCAATGAAACGGGCGGTATTATTATGGTAACATTAAAAGGAACAACCGAAAATTAAAGAGTATGGCAGTAATTATAAACGTGCCTAACGCACACGATGATAACAGCGCATGGAATGGCAGCGTATGGGATATTAACGTAAGGACTAACACCGATTACGTTTTCAAAGGTGATATTACAGCGTCTTACCTAAATACGAGCGGCGAACCCGTAACCGTAACACTTGACATGAACGGCGCAAAGGTTTGGGCGTTTGGCGAACTTTCGGATACTGATGCAGACACCGAAATAACAATTAACGGGCAAACCCGTAATGAAAACGAAATGGACGTTACTAACAACGTGCCTAACACTACCGTACAAGCCAACCGAATAAGCAGTTATGAAGCCGAATTGACACTAACGGCAAACGAGGGTTACAAGATAACAACGGCAAAAGTAAATTACACCGATGATTACGACTACCCAGCAGAGGACAACATGACAATTTCGCAAGACGGTAAAACAGCGAATTGGAGTAGCGAGTATTGCAACACGGGCGAGCCGTTTATTATTTCGGGCGAAACGCAAAGCGAGGGAACACCCGAACTAAATGTTATAAACAACATAACGGGCAGCGGCGTAACCGAACAACATACGTTTGACGGGGAAACGGCAACTTTCACCGTTACGGGGCAATACAGCCCGAACAAAGTACGTTTCTTTGGGTTGGCGGCGGCTTACACGGGTACGGACGGGCAAAGCAAAACGGCAAATTTCATTGTTACCGATTTGGAACACAGCCAACAAGCGACATTAACCGTTACCGACATAGACCCAACGCAGCCCGTAACGCTTACGGGTAGTTACGATAGTGTAATAGAGGTTGCGACAAGTCTAACGAATTGCACGGCAAACGATGATTTACCGCAATACGTGAAAGATAAGCAAGTATTAACCGTTACACTTACGGCAAACGTAAACACAGAGTTTGACACCGAGCAAAGCGAACCAACTTTTTATTATACCGATGATTACGGTAACCCTAATACGCAAAAACTTACAATTTCAGACGATAAGAAAACGGCAACGGGTAGTTTAACGGTTAACGGCGATTGGGGCGAAATTTCGATTATAGGTGAAGCGTTCCCCGTGGCAGTTGTAGGCGAGCAGTACGGCGCAATAAACGTGTATTTGGTAACGCTTGATGAGTTGGCAGAGTTTAGCAAAAAGCGGTTTTTCAAAGAAACGGGAACAGACCCAAGCACGGGCGCACCCATATACGAAAACATAGATTTGGGCGCATACGTGAACAAGATACGCCGTATTTACACCAACATAGGCGCAAGCAGCACCGATGTAATACGATGCGGTAACTACAACACGGGGGTATCATGCCACCAGCCAGCGCAAGACAAAATAACGCTTGACTTTGGCACGGCGGTAGTACCAGCGCACAATGAGGACAACACCGACTACGAAAGCGAAATACAAATTTTCTTGCCGTTTGCAGGGTTTGTAAACCTCAATACAGATTATGCAGGTAAAACGATAGCTTTGCAGTACGTTATAAACGTGGTAACGGGCAACGGGGTTGCGCTTTTGTCCTGCAACGGTGTAGTGTTCCAAGTTGAAGAAATAGAGCCAAGCAGCGAAATAATATACCTTTCACCAAGCACCCAAGTTAAAACCGTTGGCGGCGATGATTGGAACGAAATGTTATATTACGGGTTAGAACCTTACATTTACTGCAAGTGGTACGAAAGCGCAAGCGAGGGCAGGAACACCGACCGACAAACGGGCATTTTAGGCGATTTCAGAGGGTTTAACGTGTTCGATGATGTTACACCCATACACACCGCCGAAATGCTTGCAGAAGAGCAGGAAATGATATACACGGCTTTATCTGACGGCGTTTATATTGAGTGATGCACAACCAGCAAAAGAAAAGGCGGCAACTTGATTGTTACCGCCTTTCTTTGTGCCGTGCTGATTGTTATTTGTCCTGCATCATGTCCACGACCGTTAAACCGATGTACAAGTTTGTCGGGTAACATTCGCAAAAGGTTTTGAAACGCCCGACAAGTTTTTCAGCCGCTATAAAGTCGTATGCTTGATTTTTGCAGGCGATTTCTTTCGCAAACTTGATGCGTGTATCACGGTTAAACACGATTTGATTTTCCAACATATCGGCGAGCGTCTGCATACTTTCGGCAACGCTTTCCAAGTTGGTACGAATTTCGGGCGCATTTGCAGCCAAAAACTCAATGTGTTTCTTACTTTGCAGCACCAAATTTTGCATGGCGTTCAACACTTTTTGATTTTCGTAAATTAAATCTGTTGTTTTCATTTTGATAAGTATTTAATTGTTTAACACGGTGCAAATGTACGCAATTATTTAACATTGTGTTCCACGTGAAACATTTTATTTTGTG